TTGCGCGGGTAAAATCTAATCCTGCAAATGCAGACAACTGGGTTGATGCTTGCGGGTACATGGCGTGTGGCGGGGAGTTGGCTACGCAAAAGGCTCACAAGTAGTGGACCTAGTAACTTTAGACTTTGAAACATTTTACGACAAAGATTTTTCTCTGCGTAAGATGACCACCGAAGCCTACGTTCGTGACCCTCTTTTTGAGGTGATCGGCGTAGGCGTTAAACTTAACAACGAACCTACGGAGTGGGCTAGTGGGACGCACAACCAGATTAAAAAATATCTCACCCAGAATTTCGACTGGGGCGAGACTATGTTACTTTGTCATAACACTATGTTTGATGGTGCCATTCTTAATTGGTGTTTTGATATTCGTCCTCGGATGTATACCGATACTTTGTGTATTGCCCGTGCCCTACATGGGACTGAAGCTGGCGGAAGTCTCGCTGCGTTATCTAAAAGGTACAATATTGGCGTTAAAGGGACAGAAGTTCTCGACGCAAAAGGTAAACGCCGTAGAGATTTTACTCCCGAAGAACTGAGTGCATACGGTGACTACTGTATAAACGACGTGGAGTTAACCTATAAACTGTTTAACGGTATGGGGCGTAACTTCCCGCGTGAAGAACTACGTCTTATAGATTTGACGTTGCGTATGTTTACCGAACCGACATTGCAATTAGACGAGCCGTTACTGCATTCGCACTTAGCCGATGTTAAGGAGCGTAAGGATAAGTTGTTACAGGATGCACAGGTAAGTAAGACTGACCTAATGAGCAATCCAAAGTTTGCTGAGTTACTGACAGGGCTGGGTATCGAGCCTCCGATGAAGACCAGCCCCGCGAACGGTAAAGAAACATTCGCGTTCTCGAAACAAGACGAAGAGTTTATGGCCCTACTAGACCATGAGAATGAGGCAGTTCAATCGTTAGTTGCAGCGCGGTTAGGTACGAAATCCACACTAGAAGAAACGCGCACCCAACGATTTATAGATATAGCGCAGCGCGGATTACTACCCGTCCCTGTAAGGTATTACGCAGCACACACTGGGCGGTGGGGTGGAGACGACAAGATAAACCTACAGAACCTACCTAGTCGTGGCGCTAACGGTAAGAAGTTAAAGCGTAGCATTATTGCACCCGAAGGTCACACGATGATTGACTGCGATAGTTCGCAGATTGAGGCGCGGGTATTAGCGTGGTTGGCAGGGCAAGATGACCTTACCGCCGCGTTTAAAAATGGCGATGACGTTTACAAGCACATGGCGAGCAGCATATACAATGTACCCGTAGAAGACGTTACACCACAGCAAAGATTCGTGGGTAAGACTACTATACTTGGCGCTGGTTATGGTATGGGCGCAATTAAGTTCCAAGCCCAACTCGCTGGTATGGGTGTGACTATAAAACTAAAAGAAGCACGGCGTATCATAAAGGTCTACCGTGACACTAACGGAGCGATAAACCAACTCTGGACAGACGCTAACAACATGATAGCTTATTTGGCTAGGGGAGACAGGACCGATTTTGGTAGTCGTAGGGGTTTAGGTATCAGCGTTAACAGGACGGCTATCCGGTTACCTTCTGGTCTGTATATGTTCTATCATGCTTTGGGTAAGTACGCGACGGAGGACGGCGAAGAGTACATGTACCAAACGCGCAAAGGGATGGTGCGTATATACGGCGGGAAAGTTGTGGAAAACATATGCCAAGCACTAGCCCGTTGCATTATTGGTCACCAGATGATACTAATTGCAAAGAAGTACAAGGTAGCATTAACCGTACACGATTCGATTGTTGTAGCGGTACGAGACACAGAACTGGACGAGGCTAGGACTTATGTGGAACATTGCATGGGCCAGAAACCTAATTGGGCCGCTGGCCTACCTATAACCTGCGAGAGTAGCGTAGGTAAATCATATGGAGATTGCGAGTGATGACGTTAGAAATTACATGCACCGAAACAGAATTTTACGAGGTAATGCGCGAGAGTGCTTTAGGACGCGACTGGGTAACGTGGCATAGTAGGAACCCACAATTTTTTACCTTGTTTGAGCGTTTTACTAACGAAGCTATAAGCAGAGGTCACAACAACTTGAGTGGTTGGCTTATAGCTAATAGGGTACGTTGGGAAACTAACATTGTTACCCGTGGAAATGAGTACAAAATAAAAAACGATTTCATCGCGCTGTTTGCACGACTGTTCATGGTTCGACACCAACAGTATATAGGGTTTTTTAGGACCAAACGTATGAAACGTCTTAACAGGGACGTGTTTAAGCCAAAGGCTCCAATAGATGGTTAAAGTAACCCCGTGGTCTTTCAGTAGAATTAAAGCCTTTGAGCAATGCCCAAAGCAATTCTACCACGAAAAGATACTGAAGGAACATCCGTTCAAAGAAACTGAGGCTACCTTATATGGTTCCGAGTTTCATAAAGTAGCCGAAGATTTTATATCCGCAGACACGCCTATCCCCAAGAAGTTTGGTTTTTCAGAGAAACTGTTAACATCTCTGAAGAACCGCAAGGGTAATAAGTTGTGCGAGGTAAAATTGGGCGTGACCGAGAACTTAGAGCCTTGCAGGTTTTACGACCCGAATGTTTGGTTTCGTGGCATAGCTGACCTTATTATCTTAGACGATGACCTCGCATCTGTCGTAGATTACAAAACAGGTAAATCTGCACGTTACGCAGATAAAGGTCAGCTTGAGTTAATGTCCCTATCGTTGTTCGCCCACTATCCACAAGTGACTAAGGTTAAAGCTGCGTTAATTTTCGTTATCAGTAAAGACTTGGTAAAAGCCACGTACATGGAGTATGATAAGTCTAAACTGTGGGGCAAGTGGTTGAACAAATACAATCATATGAAGATTGCCGCTGATAATGACGTGTGGAACGCACGTCCTAGCGGGTTATGTAGACGCCATTGCCCTGTAATTGAATGTGTCCACAATGGAGCAAACGCATGAATACCACCCCCCACGACACACCTAAAAAGAAACGCAAAAAACAAGTCAACGCCCCTGTAGGGTCTGCTACGTTTAATAGACGTATGGAGCGTCAACGCGCTCGACGTAAGGTTGACAAAGAAGGCGTAGACCGTAACGGAAACGGCAAGGCCGACAAGCGTGAAGGTAGAGACGTTAGCCACAAGAAGGCTTTGGTCAAAGGCGGCAAGAACAAAGACGGTATACGTATAGAGAGTTCAAGCAAGAACCGCGCACGCAACTACCAGAAAAAGAAAAAATAAAGTTAGGGAAGTCCCTAACATCTAGGAGAACCCAATGCAGTTGATAGGCGGTAAGGCGTTGCTGTTAAAGCTACGCAATCCACTACGT